ATTGAGGGCGATGTTCGAGTTTGGGTATTGGATGAATGTCATAAGATAACATCCGATGCAGCAAATGCCCTCTTGAAGATTCTTGAGGATCCACCATCTCATGCATACTTCATTTTGGCTACAACCGAACCCGAACGTCTTTTGGATGGGATACGACAACGATGTCTCGTGTTGAAATTGAATCCTATTTCAGAAGAATCCCTACAAGCAATCGTCCAACAGGTTTGCAGTAAGGAGAAGATCAAGCTCGCAGAACCCGTTATGGAGAAGTTGTTGGAGTATGCGGGAGGATCAGCACGGGAGGCGCTCCAGATTTTGGATCGCGTGCACCAACTAGAATCGAAACAGGAACAGTTGGAGGCGATCACAAAAATCTCAACAACAACCAAAGTGATTGAAATTGTAAAACTACTGCTAAATAAGAATACAAAATGGAATCAACTGACGCCCATCCTAAAAGAACTCCAGGGAGAGGATGCAGAGCAGATTCGATATATCACACTGAGCTACGCACGATCTGTACTACTTGGAAGGGATAATCCAAGAGCATTTCGGATCATTGAGGCATTCCGAGATAATTTCTACGATTGTAAATTTTCTGGGGTCGTCGCTGCATGTTACGAGGTGCTTTGCTCGTAGAAACATAGTAAAATGGAAGAGCAAAAACAAAATGGTGACAAGGCATGACGATGAATAAAAGAGAACAGGATGAATTTGAAAGTTTGCTGGAGATTGATGTTACTCGATTGGATGAAGAGTGCATCAACCAGCCCAGGAAAGTGTGGACATACGGAAAGATGTATGCAAAAGCAGTGAAGGAGTTGGACGAGGCTTTAGCAGAACAAAAGGTAATCGAAGCTGATGTCGATGCGGAGATTCGAGAGAAGCCAGGAGCTTTTGGATTGGATAAACTGACAGAAGCGGCGGTGAAACGAGCGATTCTCAGACACAAAAAATATCAGGAAGTCCAAGAGAAGGTATGCAAAGCGAAGTACTTCGTGAATATGGTGGATGCAGCCAATAAAGCATTGGATCATCGAAGAACTTGTCTTTCGATGCTCAATAATCAAGATGAAAGAAACTACTTCAGTAGACCTGTTGAAACGAGTCCAAATCGTAAGCCGTTACGAAAACGAAAGGATGCGTTATGACAACAGAAGCAATCACGTATATTTGTTTATTTGTGGCAATCGCATTTGGTATCCCAATTTATGTATACCAGATTGTAAAATATGGAACTTGGGGATACTATGAAGCACGGCGTAAATGGGGCACTCCCATTGGAAACCATATTGAAAAGGAGTAATGTATGTCTGCACGAAAAGCCAGGGAAAAAAGAGAAAAACGATCTGTAGCAGGGGGCACCGCACGACGCAGAGAGCGGGCGGAGCGTGGGTATAGCGACATGTTCAAACTCCCTAAAGGAGTTGAGATGTTCGGACTCGACTCTGTGGGAACGAAGAAAATTGATGTGATTCCCTACGTAGTGGGAACAGGGAACCCGAATGCAGATAAAGGAGATTTGTATTGGGAACGGACATTCTATGCCCATCGTGGCATTGGAGTGAATGAGGAATGGTATGTCTGCCCTGCCAGAACAGCTAAAAAACGTTGTCCTATTTGTGAGTATGTGTCTAAGCTGCAAAAAGATTTGGATGTGGACGATAATGCAGTAAAGGCTTTGCTGCCCAGTCGTCGTATGTTGGTAAATGTTCGGGACCTGAAGAAGGACCCAAATAAAGTAAAGGTGTGGCATGTTAGCCATGCCTATTTTGGTAAGGCATTGGATGATGCGTTGAATGCTGCTTATGAGGATGAGAAAAACAATATGGACAATTTTTGTGGACCAGAAGATGGGTACTATTTGAAATGTCTTGCAGAAAAAGGGTATGAAGGGCGTGGGTTTTCTATTGAGCGTGTAGACTTCGTTCCAAGGGGAGAAGACTTAGAGGAGGACATTTTGAATCAGGCAGTGTGTTTGGATGATATTCTTGTCATTCGATCCTACGAAGAGCTGAAGAAGGCGCTGTTCGCTGGGGATGAAGACAGCGAAGACAAAATTGGTGGGGAAGGAGGCAGAAGAACAAAGTTGAAAAAAGCGTCATCTGAGGACGAAGAGGAAACATGGGACGAAGACGAGGACGAGGAAGAAGAAACATCTGAGGATGATGAAGAAGAGGAGAGCGACGAGGAAGAGGACGAGGAAGAGGACGAGGAAGAAGTATCTGAGGACGATGAGGAAGAAGAAAGCGAGGATTCGTGGGAAGAAGAGAGCGACGAAGAAGAGGATGATGAGGAGGAAGAAGAGGACGAGGAAGAAGAGGATGATGAGGAGGAAGAAGAACAATCAAAGAAGTACACACCGAAGAAAACAACACGCAGAACCAAAAAGTAACCCATTACGTAAAGTGGGCGATAGGGTCGGTATGCCTATCGCCCACCTTTGTTTCTGTCTATGAAAAACGTACAAGCTATTAGACAAAAGATTCTGAATCGTCCAAAAGACACTGTTCTAACACCAAACGATTTTGTTAGCACAGGTAGTACAATGTTGAATCTGGCTTTTACGGATCATCCTGATTGGGGATTCGCAAAAGGACATTACTACCTAATTGTGGGAACAAGTCGTAGTGGTAAAACTTGGTTGTCATTGAGTTGTCTTGCAGAAGCCTCTCTCCATAAGGGGTTCTCAGACTATAAGTTTATCTATGACGATGTGGAACGAGGGGTCTTGATTGACATTCCACGATTCTTTGGGAAATCTGTAGCAGAGCGTATCAAATTTGTGCACTCAGCTATTATTGAGGACTTCTATGATCGTCTTGATTCTCTTTGTGCAAAGAAGGAGCCGTTTATTTACATCCTTGATTCGATGGATGCTTTGGGAAGTTCGTTGGAGAAACGTACATTTCTGAAGCAAAAAAGGGCACGGGAGAATGAAGAACGAGAAAAAGGCAGCTATGGAGATGGCAAAGCCAAGATCAATAGCCAACATTTGAGGCAGGCAATCACTCCCTTGAAAGAAACAGGAAGCATCCTAATAATCATCAACCAAACGAGGGACAAGCTCACAGGATACGGAGGAAAGACTCACAGTGGTGGTAATGCTTTGCAGTTCTATGCAACATTTGAAGTTTGGAGTGATATCAAACGCACATTAGTAAAAAAGTACAAAGGTAAAGACCGAGTACAAGGAACATTATGTACGCTACGAGTGAAAAAGAATCGAGCCACAGGAAAGGATCGGGTAGTTGAAGTTCCAATTTACAATACATATGGTATTGATGATATTGGAAGCTGCATTGATTACTGTGTCAGCGAACAGCATTGGAAGAAAACCAGCAACGGAATCATTACTGCTCCAGAGTTTGATTTTTGTGGGCGGCGAGAGGATTTGATAACACTGATTTCAGAGAAGAACATGGAAAAGGACCTATCTGTCATCAGTGGTGGGGTTTGGAATGATATTGAAAATGCTATTGCAATACACAGAAAACCAAAGTACACCTAAGTGAGACTACTATGGACCTGCTGCTCATTCTCGATTGTAACTATCTTTGCCATAGATCCAAACACGTATTTGGTTCCCTGTCCGACCAAGGAAGTGCCACAGGAGTAGTGTACGGATTCTTAACCGCACTGATCACACTCCAATCGAAGTTCAACACCAACCGATTTGTGTTTGCTTGGGACTCTCAAACCTTGAAACGGAAAGAGGCATATCCCAAGTACAAAGAAAACAGAAACGCCAAGGAGATGACAAAAGAAGAGTTGGAATTTGAACGGGAATTTCGACGACAAATGTCATCCTTGCAAAATGAGTATCTGCACACAATTGGCTTCCGCAACATCTTCTCACAAGAGGGGTACGAGAGCGATGATATTATTGCCAGTGTGTGTATGAACCTTCCCAAAGAACAAGAAGCGATTATTGTGAGTGCCGATGAGGACCTATTTCAATGCATCACAGATCACATATCTTGTTACAATCCGAGAACGGCAAAACTAATGTACAAGAATCTGTTTGAAAAGACATATGGAATTCAACCAGATCAATGGTACTTGGTAAAAGCAATTGGTGGATGTAAAAGCGATAACATCGAAGGGATTACAAGCATCGGTCAGAAAACGGCATTGCGGTACTTGACGGCAACGCTGAACCCAACATCGAAATCATACATGGCAATTGTGTTAAACGAGAGTATCATTCTACGGAACAAAGATTTGGTACAGCTACCCTATCCAGGAGTCAAAACATTCAAACTGCAAAAGGATAACATCAGCCAAGAAGGTTGGAATGCTGTTACAAAGAAATTGGGCATGAAAAGCATTCGATATTGTGCCCCCTTGTAGGAGGAATTATGTTTGGTGTGCAGCTTGGAAATGTGTACTACAAGTTTAAGTTCTGTAAGTTTGTGAATACCACAATGTGTCATATCTGGTGTTTGACGACAAAGAACAGAAGAAAGATCAGTGTTGGTGTAGCAATAAAACATCCAGTAGATCGAGATGATAAGCTTGTTGGTAAGAAAATTGCGCTGACTCGTGCAATCTCCCAAGCAAATGCGAACTGCTTAGTGTTTAACAAAGAACAACGGAAAGAGATTTGGGCTGCCTTTTGGAATTGGGTGTCCTGTTGGAATAGCAAATTGGCATACACCAACTGCCCCGTTTGCAAAGCAAAGATCACTAGGAAAGAGCGATGGAACAACAAAAAGCAAAACGACGGTCTAAAGGTGGGCAAAAAGGCTCTGGATTTGAGCGGGCTGTCTGTAAACAACTGAGTCTTTGGTGGTCGGATAACCAGCGGGACGATATCTTTTGGAGAACCGCGGGAAGCGGAGCCAGAGCGAAGATTCGAGGGAAGAAACAAACGTTTGGGCAGCATGGAGACGTTCAGGCAACAGACCCAATAGGACAACCCTTGATTGATCAATTCAACATCGAGATGAAACGTGGGTACAACACAGCTTTGATTTCTGACTTCTTGGAGATTCGTCATAAGAACAATGCAAGCAGGCCAATGCTTCAAAAGTTTATTGAGCAAGCAATCACTGACTGCAAGTTGAGAAACGACAATTCAGAATGGATACTATTGTTGCAACGAGATTATAAGGAGGTGATACTATTTACTCCCGTTCGCATTTGGAAGATGTTGACTTCTACCCCACAGAAATTCCCAACGATTCGGATGCGAATTTATATCGACCAAGAAAAACGATGGGATACTATTATTGCAGTACGATTTCGTGACTTCCTAGATAATGTAAAACCAAGACAAATCATCGAATTGAGCAAGGATTATGTACAATATCAACGACAAGGGAACGAAAACAATTCTTGTGGAGAGGCCCTCTAGTTGTCCGTTTCGACAAAATGAAGTGTGCAATTCTCCAACGCTTGACATAGCCATAAACTGTACGTCCGAGTTTGTATTCCCCTTTGATTGTCCTTTGCGAAAGCACAGGATCAACATTGTGGCGTAAAGGAACAAGATGATTACTCCAGAAACCGTCAGCAGAAAACAAGCCCAAAGAATTTTGCAACTACTGGAGCAAATCCACCGTTGCGAAATTATGGCAAGGTTCGGACCATTCCATAATTTGGAGTTCGCCCAATACGTATACAAAAAGACAGAGCTTGAGGATGAACTGCGGACGTTGCTCTACGATGAAAGCAATCTGTTTCAATTGGGTGTTGCTTGGGGTTTGGTTTCTGATCCAACAAAGAGGAAAAGGAGGACTTTGAAAAAATCGAAACCAAAAACCAGACCGAAAAGACAGTAAGTCTGTAGTACAACATTCGAAAAATTGCAAACTTTGGTAAAAAATCATTTCGGAAAGGTATTCTAAAGATCGGAAAAACATAGTATAATACAAGTATAGAAACCGTCATTTTTCGTTCTCTGGGGGGTGTGGGTTGTCAGAGGCCTGCATCCCCCCAATATTTTTTAGGTACAACACAAAAGGAGAAAACATGTCTTCGTCTAAGTCCAAGTCCAAGTGTAAGTGCAAGTTGTGTGGCAAGGTTATGCTGCAAGGCAATATCTCTTCACACCTGTTTAACAAGCATGGAAAGATTGGGCCAAAAAGAGAGTTCTACGATGTGATAAAGCGGCCCTCACCAAAATCAGACAGCAAGAACGAAATCAACACAGCACACAAAGCCAAACAGAAATACATAGAAAGACAATGTCGGTGCAAGATATGTGGTGCAATTATGCTCCGAAGAGGAATATACACCCATCTAAAAATCAAACATGGCAAGGCGGGATCGAAAGAAGAGTTTTATGAAATTCTACAGGAGAGAAAGCTGGAAAGTAAAATCCCAAGTCTGCCAAAAGAGATCGTGCCAAACACACAAACGAGAACACTTATTACACCAGAAGTAAAGTATATTGACATCCCTGTCGTTTTGCGAATTCCGTTAACACTTGGATCAATCCAAATACTTGCACAGGAAGAGAGGTGATGCATGACAATTTATACGAATGCCCACACACAGAGGATTCAGTGGTCTGATATACAAACTGTAACATGTATCCATTTAGCAAGTTATGGCTTTCACTGCACAACAATTGCAAAAAGCACAGGGTTATCGGAGAGCCAAGTTTACTACCGACTCCGGAGTTTGGGAATCAAACTCAAGGATTACCGAAATGGGCTGGGAACCCCAGCGGTGACTATCATCCGGAAGTTCAGTGTTGATACAATAACGAACACAGATAAGAAAAGACTGACAACAAAGATTGTTCCTGTAATTGAGAGAAAACTCCAAGAAAGGAAGCATTACCATGAAGAGAAGCAAAACCACAGACAAATTCTAAGATGGGAAGGCAGATGAAGAAGATACTATACATACGTTGGTATGTTGACTTGACAGAGGAGGAGAAAATAAGGATGCAAAAGGCAATGCTACGAACATTGTGCTTATATGATATTCTCAGAGCACGAGTGGAGCAGCATTGTGACAAGCGTCTTGGAAAGCTGATTGCAAACCGGACCGTCGAAATCGTTGGTTGGGGAAGAACCAAAAAACTAGACAGGATTATTTGGTTGAAGGCTCCGGCGGAAATTGGGGCAAAGTTGTTGGAAACCAAGTCGCTGAAGATGGAAGTTTGGAGAACGAAGAGCAAAGCCAATGTTGACTAAGTTGTACATCAAGAACTTCCGAAAGAATAAACGATTGTCTGTGCTCCTTGACAAAGTAACCATCTTTCGAGGACCCAGTGGTTCTGGTAAAAGCTCATTGATCGGTGCTTTGAAATGGTTGGCGTTGAATCAACCCGCAGGACAGGGGTTTGTCCATTGGGGGAGCTCATTCTCCAAAGTGAAGGTATGGATCGACAAGCAAACGGTTACTCGAAAACGAAGCCGCACCAAAAACATCTATCTTCTGAACAATTCTCCTTTTGTGGCTTTCGGACAGGGGGTACCTGACCCTGTCCGAAAGTGTCTTAACATGACAGGATTGAATTTTCAGAGACAACATGATGGGCCGTTTTGGTTTCAGAACACAGCGGGAGAGGTTTCCCGCAGGCTGAATGCCATTATCAACTTGGAGATGATTGACACAACACTGTCAAACCTCGATAAGATGTATCGAGAGACAAAGATTCGTAGAAACGACACAAAGGAGCGGTTGGAGCAAGCCAGGGCTATCCAGACCCGTCTTCGGTACGTTCGGGCCTTGTGCGGGCGGCTAGAAGCCTTGGAAACGAAGGCAAACGCCTATCAGAAAGAGCAATTGCAAGCCAAACGGCTGCAAAACCTGCTCATGGATTTGGAAAAGCACAAAAGAGCAGCAGCAAGAAGGATTCCCTCTATTGATACTCTCATAAAAGAGTACGAATGTTGGAAACACCAGGCTTCTCATAATGACAAACTTAGGAAGTGGATTTGTCTCGCCGAGGATTATGAGAGGCAGTACGTTAAGAAGGGGGAAGAACTACAAAAATATGAGCA